CAATCTTTAGAATAGGCACGGTGTGGACTACCTACATTGTCCATATTTAATATGAACTTTTTGTTTAACTTAAAATCATATATTGTGCCATTATTGGCTTCGACATACCCTGTTGTGTCTGTTAATAGTTGGTCCTCTTCGCAACTAGGGACTGAATATCCATATACTAATATATTTTTTGTAGTAGGGAAATGATAATGCGGTTCGGTTGTCACAGAGGGTGCATGAATTATCAAAGAAGTTTTATATCTTTTGGGAGAGCCAGACCACTCTATATTTTTCATTAAATCAAAAACTTCTTTTCGTTGTTGTAAAATTATATCTGCTAATCGGGGATGTTCAATAAATTTTAATGCAAAATTTAGGTCAACAAATCCAGTTTGATTATGTACATCATAAACTGGATTCCCGTTGCTTGTAAACTGTGGTTTCATCATATTGTAATGCGGGAACCAAACTAATCCAAGTCTTACAAAATTACTAAAATAAAATGAACGAGGTAATATCATATAAATTTAAAATTGGTCGGAGTTGAGGGATTCGAACCCCCGACCCTCTGCTCCCAAAGCAGATGCGCTAGCCAGACTGCGCTAAACTCCGAATTTTGGTGGATCCTGACAGTCTCGAACTGCCGACCTACACGGTGTAAACGTGCCGCTCTACCAACTGAGCTAAGGATCCTAATTTAATATACTTATTGTTTCATCCATGGACAATTATCGTAACTGGTAGTAATTCTATGAAGTACTCTTTGTTCCATATTTTCAAATGCCCATCTTTTATGAATACCCAAATATTGATCTGCAAGCAAAACATCACCGTCCTGCCAATGATGATCATAAATGTATTTAGGTTGCGTGTACCATTCATGAATTCGATTTTTTAAATCTTCGCTATCTTTAATTGCCATATCTGTAAAATGATGAATATGGTAGTAACTAAAGTTTAATCCTGTAACGCCTAGTTTATTTGTGTAAACAACAGGAGCCTTATAGTTATAATTAATTGTTGTCCTGCCCCAACCGTAATTTTCTTCAGTGTAACTGTTAAAAATATGGCCGTTTATAGTAGTTTTGTCTTTAATGAAATTCTTAAACTCTTGATCCATGTCTTGATAAGCCAAGACTCCGTTGGCAAAGCTGGTTACACTGCCAACGCTGCCTCTTTCTGCATACAACCACACTACCGGCAATCTATTTGGATCCCAAGGTCTATTCGCATGCCAATCTAATGTAGATTTATGACCAAACAAACCCGGAACATTATTTTCGTTTAGCTCTCCAGTCACTCGCAATATTTTATTATTGCTGTCAGGTAAAATTCTATCTGCTAGTCTAGATTCAGGAGGCACTGTTCGACGATGCGGACTTATACCGGGACCGTCCTCTGGAGGTAGTCCTGCATGAGGGTTAAAATCTTCAATTAAACCAATGGTTTTAGTAATCCTTACTTCATCGTCTGGAGTAAACTTTTGATTACGAGCAAACACAAGAGTATTAGTTGCTACTAACTTAGCAATTTCATACAACTCTTCATTGGTTGCCTTGGCTAAATTGATATCAGTTAATTCTACTGTCCAACTGTTGTCTAATATATTAATTTTCATTTAGCATCTTTTTATGGTTGCGGGTGACGGAATCGAACCGCCGATCTGGAGCTTATGAGACTCCCGAGATACCTCTTCTCCAACCCGCGATAAACAATTATATCGCCTTTTTGAGACTATGTCAATAGTGGAGCGGGGTAAGAGAATCGAACTCTTGCCGTGAGCTTGGAAGGCTCTCGTTCTGCCATTAAACTAACCCCGCAACTAACTTGGTGCCCTAGGAGAGACTCGAACTCTCACGCTTTTGGCAACGGCTTCTAAGACCGTCGTGTCTACCATTCCACCACCAGGGCAAAAACTTTATCTAACCGTACTGTGGTAATCCCCTAGACTTTCTTCCTTTACCGTAATTTTTGCCTCCGAATGTATCAGATTGGCTATCACAATTAGGACAGATTAATCTAAAGTTAGATGGACTATTATTTGTAGCATCACCATCTATATGGTCAGTCCACAATGTAATAGTTTTTCCATTCCAACTATCTATACCACAACAAACACATTTGTATCCATCTCGTTTAATAAGAAATTCTCTTATTAACTTTCTTGGATTTTTTATCCCTAAATCTTTTCCAGCTAACCAATCTTGGTATCGCTGTTCTTCTATTTTTAATTTTTTTGCAGATTGATCTGCGTAAAAACACTCCAAACCACAATATTTGTGATTTGAACTATACCCTTTAAAATTAAACTTTGTCATACAATGATGACAAGTATAAATTTTGTCTTTCGTGCCTTTGTAATTCATACGGTAGAGTGCCTTTAAATATTTTATATATTTATTTATGTCTACCGTATAAAAATGGCTCCGGGTCCTGGATTCGAACCAGGCTTCACGGATTAACAGTCCGCCGCCTTCACCTAGATTGCTCACCCGGAATAACTTCTATTATATATGCCTTTGTAGGCTTTGTCAACAATATTCTAAAACACATTAGTGTTAGCTAAGGCCCCCAGTGGCTGAGGGAGAAGTCAGCAACTTGCTGTCAGCCAGTTGGCAACCATCGTTCCAATTGTCGTCTAATATGTTTTAGAATACCCTGTGTTACCACAGGATATGATGGGGTTATACCCCACCCAGTTATTTGTACTCTGCTGTTACCGCCAGCATTTCATCCAACTGTCCGCCCATTTGTCACAGTTTATATAGCGTTGTGTGCCGGCTCGCGTTGCCTTGTCACGCTGAAATTATGATTTCAATTTGAGTGGAACTAGCTTGTTAAGTTTTTTGAACTGTTCGGCTCTAGCTAACTTTTTTGTCAGAATATCTCTAAACTGACTGTCAGTTAGTGTATGCTCAGTGGTCCAACGAACTTGTCTTGCCCTTTCTTTCAAATTGATCTGTTTCATAATTCCTTTTCCTAAAACAAAAAACCCCAGGGAGTTTAAGCCTGGGGTCCTAGATTCTTTGTAGTGTTTTTGTTACTCTACAAGATCCTCCTGGACCCCGGTTACCTCTGGTGTGCGATCATTATTAATCTGACTAAACGCACTCCAATAGGAGGGCATCAAGCCGCCTAGTTGGGCTATGTGTTTAACGGATGAACAATGAATCGTGTTTTTCATATCAGTGTCTATTGTAAGTTATTTAGTCTTTGTTGTCAAGTCTTTTTGAAAATGTTGTAAAAATACAAAAAATCTATTCAAAATTTGAAATTCTCTTACTGATAAAATTTTTATAATTACTGTCAAAATCTTCTAGTGCGTAAGTATTTAATTTTTCATCAGTTATGGTTTTACTGCCCAACATTATAGCTAAAAATATCCTTGTACCATTTATGTTTTCTACACTGTGTGCCCTAGAAACTTCATAAGCATACCATTTATTAACTTCAAACTTAAATCTTGTTGTTGCAATTAGTTCATCATATCTATAATTTTGTGCTTGACTTAAACCTTTATCAGTTTTTTTATTGTAGAAAACCGTTTCTACATTTTCGCCGCCCAAAGTATAGTAATAATTCAAAGCCAACATTCTTGCTCGGTCTATATGTGGACTGTGACAACTACTTTGACCATTAAATATTCCATAACTAACAAAAAAATCAATTTTAAACAAACTATAATACTGATCATTTACTAACTTTGTAAGAGTAGGATCTGATGCAAATTTATAATCTGCTAAATTCAATTTATTTTGGTGAAACTCATTTAACCAAATTTTACCAGACTGTTCAAATTCAACAGTTCTAACCAAATAATCCAATCTTTGTTTAATTTTAATATTTGGCGACGGTAAGTTTAATTCAAATATTTCCATAATTAAATTTGGTGCGACTGGCCGGACTCGAACCGGCACGACCGAAGTCGAGGGATTTTAAGTCCCTTGCGGCTACCATTACGCCACAGTCGCATTATCTTTATTATACTTTCTTCTTATTTCTTCTGCAATCTTTTTCTTATTCTACTTTGACAATTGGTGCGCTCGGAGGGGCTCGAACCCCCAACCAAGGGATTATGAGTCCCCTGCTCTAACCATTGAGCTACAAGCGCAATAGAGTTATTATAGCGTCACTGCGAATTAAAGTCAAAGGAAAAAATTATTTCACATTGGGATTCGGAACAACAGTGCCGGTCTTGTCAACCAAAATGACATCTTTTGTTCCTTTGCGACCTATACCTCTTGTTAGTGTTACACCTAAGGGTCTTAAGCCTGCAATACCTAATGTTGCACTATTTCTGTTGCTGTCGTTGCGTATGAGCCATACCATTAAATGACTTTCTGGTATATCTTCCCATGTTTGAATAACAGCATGTGCTTGTACTACTACATTTTTTTGATCTTGTTGAAAGTGGTCGGGTCCAAAGTCCTGAATAACAATACCACCTTCGGGATTGATGTCGGTACCAAAAATCGCTGCCAATGCTTCTTCAGCAGTTGGCTCCATGACAATTTCTTTGCTGAGTTTGTATACGGGCACGCTTCCGCCGCCTTTTACAGCTCGGTCAGCAATTTTAATAAGTTTGATGACACCTTTTTCTTGTAGGTCATCAATAACTTGTCTTGCTCTAGCGCCAAATAAGCTGTCTGCACTTTCCCAAACTTCAGCACTGAGTTCTTTAATACTGATAGGCAATTTACTGGTCTTGCTGTAAAGCACAACATCTGCCTTTTTTCTGCCTTTTACATCTTTACCAGTTGTTTCTACTCGGACAGCATCCTGAATGGATAGTTTTTTACCGCGCTCGTCAATAAAGGTTACATTAGCACTGCCGTATTTTTGAATCACACTGGCCAACATACTGGCCAATTCCATTTCATTGCCAACACCAGCACTTTGACTGCCCTGTTTGCCTACATCTTTTACTACAATGGCCACAGGACTGCCAGCAAATACTATGCCACCTAGACTGCCCAGTCTTGGGTCAGCTAGATATTGTACTGTAGGGAATTGTTGTTTCAAACGAGCAAGTATGTCTTGAAGAATAAGTTTTCTATATTCTGTAGCTTTTTTCCCTTCGGGAATCTGTGCTAAAACTCTTATGACATTACCTACATCTTTTTGATCTTCGTAGCCCATGGCCGTAAGGGCTTGCTTGACAGCTGGTTTTGTTGCTTCAGCAGGTTGTTTAGTCTTTTCGTCAAATTCAAAAAATCTCATAGGTTGCTCGGTTATAAGATATTTATTAAGAAATTTAAAACGGCATAAACTTATCTTATATCCGTAGAAACACTGATATAAATATTAGTAGAAACACTAATAGGAGTTTGCAAATGAAAACTTTAGTTCAAAAGATTAAAAAGTTTTTAGACGGTAAGTCTGTTTATCAAGCAGAATTAGATAGATTTATTTCAAAATACAACCCACAGAGTCCTGCCGAAGTAGAACTGTTAATTCGCAGATTTGATCGTCGCACTGTATAAAAGGAGCAGTTATGAAACTTATTAAAGAATTTTTTACTACTTTATACACTGCTATGCAGGAAAGTTCTCAGCGTAGAGCCAAAGCAATGATGAAATATCAAGGATATACATTTCATGAATAATTGGCAACCTATGACTGACGAAGATGTTGAATGGGTCAATAATCCCAGCAAACTGCCTCAGGGCAAATAATTATCTGCGTTGGATATCTTCTTCAACGCAGTTTTCACCGTATTGAATTTCAATTAACTTCAGGGGTTGGTCAGATTCATTGCACAGCATGTGCCATGCAGATCTGGGAATAAAGCAGTGCTGTTGATATTCTAACTCATGTAATAAATCATGGTCACTGCTGGAATCTAGGGTATAGACTTTGGCACTGCCTTCGGCTACAAACCAAAACTCTGCTCTGTTCTCATGTCTTTGCATGCTAAGACAGGTTTTGGGCTGCACTGTTAGTTCTTTTAATTTTACACCAGCGCCCACAGTGTGTAAAATTCTATAGTAGCCCCAGGATCTTTCAGTTTTGGGTGCTTTCCATTCTTCAAGAATCCAACTGCTGCTGTTGCGTTTTTCTTCGCCACCTACACCAAAAGCAAAAGTAACATTGTTATCTTCAAAGACCATTTCTGGAATATTGTTGGGCGTACGATCTCCACCATTGGCAAATATGATTTCAGCTTTGGGATATTCTTCCCGGACTCTGCGTATGGCATCAATGCTGCTGCCGTCACTGTCATCATAGTCAATTACTTGATAAACTACATTAATGTTACCTACAACTGCGGCTCGTTCCTGCCAGGGCATAAATGCTCGGCCCTTTTTACGAGTAAGCCACGCATCACTGTTGATGCCAACAATTAAAAAATCACCTAATGTTTTGGCTGCTTTGAAATAGGCTATATGACCAGAATGTAGTGGGTCGAAACCCCCAGTAACAAGTACAATTTTCATATCTGTACTTATAAGGAAATATCTTCCATACCTGCTGTTCTGAGTCTAGATACATGGCCCAACATAAAGTTCTTGCTTTCAAGTCCTTTCATCAAACCTAACCATTTATTACGAACTAGTGCTACTTCGTTGATAATGGTTTCAAAGTCAATTACTTCATCTTCACCGTCTACATACTTTTCAGCGTCACGGCTGGTCAGGGCTCTGTTGTACTTTTCTAAGTAATTTTGAAAGTGTTTACGGCGAATTTTACGCAGTTGTATGCCAAGAAAGTTCAATACTGCTTCAATTTCTTGCAGTTGATTGAACCTATGTTCAGTTATGCCAGGTAGGGCAGCAATGTTGCGTTCAAGATGGCCACGAATACCACAGTCCTGTTTGGCTTCCACCAATTCATTCTCGTAGTATTCAATGAAGTCGGGTATATTACCCAAATCCTGAACTATGCGATTATACCACATTATTCTTCGTAGTCAGAATCTTCAAAGTCATCTTCATAGCCGCCAGCGTATTCTTCAAGGCTGCGTTTGGTATATTGATCTAGCCCACCAAATTCTTTTAGTTCATTGTCATTTAAGTAATCAACTAAAATACTCATGATAGTGTCGCTGGCTTCTTGGCGGTCTTTTTGTGGGATATACTGTTTAAGGGTGCTGTAGACTTCACCCAATACATCAACTTCGATGGTCATTATTCTTCCTCTGTGACAGCAACCGGTTCAGAATTATGTTTATGAGGATGTTTGGTATAGTCTTCCATGACACTGTCCAAACAACCGTCTTCGTTTCGTTCCCATTCTTTGCGGAACATTTTTAATTCAGTACCGTTTGCTAGTTGGTATTTAAGCCTATTGCCATCTTTTGCTAATAATCCCTTGCCCTCAAACATGTCTACCAGTCCACTGTAGGGATTCATGCCAGTTTCATAAGGAATCTTGACCTGCACACCTTCAAAAGGTTTAGCGTATCTGGTTTTCATAATCTTACAGCCTGCACGAATACCTTTTACTTCGGAAATTTTGTTGCCATCTTCGTCTTCTTTAAGTTTCATTTTCTTCATAGCAACAACAATACTGCTGGCATAGATAAAGCCTTGTCCGCCTGAAATTTTATCATCAGGATCAAACATGTCTTGACTTGCGTAAGTGTGGTTTGTGGCCACCAAGCCAATGTTTAGATCACCAAACATGTTTACGCAGTTACGCACCAACGCAGTCAAGGCCTTTGGTTTACGACCCATATCGCCTTTCAAGTCGCCAGCTTCAAACTGATTAACATCAGTGGGAGTCAACAACATGCCCAGGCTGTCTAGAACGAACAAAACTTTGGGTCTATCATCTGCGGGCAGTGTTTTATATTCTTTTACGAACTCGGTTACCATTTTGGCTACATCATCAATCATAGCCATGTTAACTTTCAGTAGTTTGCTTTCACTGGTATCTACACCCAGTGCGTGTAGCCAAGATTCATCCAGTGCATTTTCACTGTCGATTAAGACAACATAAATGCCCTGTTGTTGTGCGTGACGCACCAAGTTGCCTGAGCAGATAAAACTCTTACCTGCACCAGACTCACCAGCGAATACTGTGAC